GGCGGGCATTACCCCGTGTTCCTACACACGGCAATCCTTGGTCCGCGCGACCGGCGTTTTGATGTGGGGCGTATACCGCACGCAGGAAGATACCCACATAGTGCCGTGTGACGAGGAGGGCGTTGTCATCGGCGGCCATATCCCCTCGCGCGACTGTCCGTGCGAGCCGGTGTGGCGGCTCACTGAGTGCTGCTGGGCGCACCGCGATGAGGCGGGTGAGCTACGTGCTACGCTATCGTGAAAACCGTCATCGTGCAGTGGGGCCTATATAGCTGCTCGACGTGCGGAGCCCCCTTGAAGTTCGAGGATGCGAAATCCCAAGCGGATTACGCAGCTACGTATTTCGCGATCGGCTGGTGCGACAATGGGTGCCACGTCCATACTCCTGGGCAGGAGTGTTTTATTCCGCACTGCCCGATGTTCAAGGTGCGCCTGAAGGTGCCGTTATCGCGTATCCTTTGCGAGTATGAGGATCAAGACCAGCCAGCCCTTTGATCTAGCCGCCTTCAAGCGCTTCGTGTCGACCTTGAAGATCGATACCAAGGAGATGGGGCAGATCCTTTTGGGCAAGCACCTGCTGGCCCCGCAGCAGTTCCTGATCGATGAGATCGCCAAGGGCATGCAGGAGGGAGTACGCGATTTCAAAGTACTGAAGGCCCGCCAGGAAGGCATCTCGACCATCTGCCTCGCCTTCGATCTATTCTGGATCTTCAGGTACCCGGCACTCTCCGGCGCGGTGATCACCCACGATGAGCCGGCGCGCGATAAATTCAGGGCGACCCTCGACATGTACTACTTCGGGCTGCCGGAGGAATTCAAACGTGAGCGCAGGAAAAACAACATCCACGGCATGCTCTTCGCCAATAAGTCTAGCCTCAGCTTCCGCGTGGCGGGTGTACGCGCGAGTGGCGGCGGCGCACTTGGGCGTAGCGCTGCGTATCCCTTTATCCACGCAACCGAGTGCAGTAGCTACGGAGATCCTGAGGGCCTCCAGTCTCTTGTCGCAAGCCTTGCGGAAAGTAATCCAATTCGGTTTTACACCTGGGAGTCTACAGCTCGTGGCTTTAACGCCTGGTACGACATCTGGAACGATGCCAAAAAAGCGATCACGCAAAAAGCCATCTTCATCGGCTGGTGGAAAAATGAACTTTACCGCGCGCCGCGCCACTCGGATATCTGGCGCATGTACTGGGGCAAGAAGGGCCACCTCACGGACTCGGAAAGGGCCGCGCTCAAGGAAGTGAAGGCACTCTACGGTGCCGAGATCGATGACACGCAGCTCGCCTGGTATCGCTGGAAATTGTCGGAAGGGATCGGCGATGAGTTGATGATGCGCCAGGAGTACCCGTTCCACGAAGACGAGGCCTTCACCGCCACCGGCTCGCAGTTCTTCACCTCGCTCTCGATTTCCGATGGCTACAAGAAGGAGCGTCAGTATGATCGAGCCCGAGTCTTTCGCGTGCACATCGGCAAGCACTTCCAGGACACGAGCCTTTTGGCAACGCCTGAGAAAGTGGCGACCCTCAAGATCTGGGAAGAGCCCAAGAAAAAAGGAGTGTATGCACTGGGCGCTGACCCTGCGTACGGATCATCAGAATGGGCGGACCGATTCTGCATCTCTGTATGGCGCGGTTACGCTGATCGATTTGTCCAGGTCGCTGAGTTTGTGGACCCGGATATGGCAACTTACTCGTTTGCCTGGGTGCTTGCCTACCTTGCTGGCGCGTATGAACCTTGTGTTGTCAATTTGGAGATAAACGGGCCTGGACAAGGGGTCCTCGGCGAGTTGCAAAATATGCGCCGAGCGGTCGTCGCTTCAGGCCGCGACTCTCCCGGCGGACTCGAAGCTCGCACCTTGATGTCGGTCACCAAGAACATCTCCTCTTACCTGTACCGTAGGCTCGACACCTTTGGCGCCCCTGGAGCGATCCACACCATGATGAACGCGGATTACAAGGAGCGCATGCTCAACACCTTCCGCGATTACTTCGAGCGCGATATGATCGTGATCCGCTCGCGTGGCTTGCTCGATGAGATGAAATCGATCGAGCGCCAGGAGGGGCAGATCGCGGTGGGTGCGCGGGGCCGCGCGAAGGATGATCGGGTCATGTCGGCCGCGTTGGCCTGCCTTGCCTGGAATGACCAGCAGCGCACCCGGCTCCTCGCGATGAACGCGACCTACGATCTTGTTGAAGCGTCCGAGAACCAGGGGCCTGCAGGCGTTGTTGATCGGATGGTTGCGGACTACTTGTCGAAGCTCAAGATCAAGATGGTGAAGCCGGAGGTGCGGCGCTGATGCCAGTGCTCGGCTCAGGGGTTATGCCGCCGGGTGGGGACTTGGAATACGTGACGCGCCGCGCCTTCATCCCGGAGATGGCGGTGAGGTGGTCTTCTTCTGGGTGGTCTGACTACTCCGGCACGCACGTTTTCCCACCGAAGTTATTCCCGCGCTCCGGCGCGAAACAGGATGAGATTATGGTGAGACGCTACGAAGTTCGCCGCAAGCTCAAGCTCCGGCACTGGACCATGGTAACGCTCGTGATCGTGTTCGCGCCCGTCGCCTCAGTCGCGGTACTACGCCTGTGGTGGTTTGCGATGAAGTGGCTTGCGCTATGAAGGTTGAATACAAGGGCCGCTGGTACACCCGCGATCACCCACGCGAGATCCAGTGGCCTGGCCTCATGGGGTTCGAGGAAATTAGAGGCTGGTGGCGGGAGTTCCTCTCAAACCCCGCCTACGGCTGGAAGGAGGCGGCGTTGTGCCAGGCCATGGGCTGTAAGAAAGGCTCCATCAATGGCCGATTAGGGTTTGCCTGGATCTGGCCCAATGAGCAGAAAAAGTTCACGGTGAGGATCAACGAGATCCGGGAGGGGACACTCGTGCCGCGGCGCCTGGATGGGAGGCTCCAAGCCGTGTACGTCGACCCCCCGGAGCCGCCCATGGTGCGGGAAGTGAAGACGATCGCCATGCGCGCGACCGTGAAAGGGCTCGAATTTGGCCCGCCACCCCCGAAATTTGGCCTCCCAAGCTTCAAAAACGCCTTTTCTGCACACGTAATTTCGCGCTCAAAAAAGTGGGGTGCGTACCGCTAAGGAGGCGGATTTTACATAATAAGGCCCTTTCCTCCATACTCTTGGGCCAATGGCAACCTTGCGCGAGTTCAAATGTCAGGCCCACGGGGAGTTCTCGAACCGCACCGGGCGCTGCCCACATGGTTGCTCGAAAAGATTCGTTCGCCAGGAGTTTCGTACCGCCCCTGCGGTGCATGGCGGCACCGCGAAGTTCATCGATGGGCATCTAAACGATCTTTCCAGGACCTATGGCATGACGGATATCGCCTCGGCGCGCACGGGCGAGAGCATCATGGGGCAGCTCGCTCGCGGCAAGAGCGCCAAGGAGATCGATGGCAGGTCGCGCTGGGGCATGGTCGATGTGCCGCACGCTCCTGCCGGCTGGACTCAGGTTGAAGGGGCCAAGCCCTCTGATGCGCCGCGCTTTCATTCCCCCTACCCCGGCGTGCCGCTGACGCGCGAGTTCAGGGAAGCAGCCTACGGCGGCGGGCGGATGCAGGAGATGACCACCATTGTCGGGCGCGTCAAGGGTGATGCATGAAGATCCCTTCAGAGCTTGCCGAGAAGTGGGCCTTCTACAATGACCTCTCCGATAAGTGCGTGCGTACGCAGAAAGACCGCACGGTTTTTTACAACCGGATGCGCAATTTCTATCTCTACGGCTATGACGGCTCCTCGGCGGTGCCCTGTAAGTTCAACAAAATCTATCCGCACTTGGACTCGATCACCTCCTTTCTTTACTCCCAGGAGACCACCCGCTTCGCAACCCAGCTCGGTGTCTCGGTCTCGCATTTGGAGTACGCCAAGGTGGGGCCGATCAATCAGGGCCTGAACGACGAATGGCATAACTCCGAGGCCGATATCGTGTATGGCACCGCGCTCATCTGGGCGTTGGTGTACGGCTCGACCTTTGTGAAGCCGCGCTGGAAGGTAAACGGCATCGAGTCCTACGTGGTCGACCCGCATAACTTCGGGGTGCTGCGCGAAGACTCATCGATGCTCTCAAGTCAAGAGGCTTTCACCCACGATTACTACATCACGATGTCGCAGCTCCGTGATGAGCTGGAGGCCGCGGGGCCGCACCCCAGGCGCGAGTCGATCCTCTCGCAGGTCGCCGCGATTCCGAAGACAACCACCACCTCGATCCCGGCGATCGAGCGCATCATCACCTCAGCCGCCTCGCCAGTGGTCATCGGCAACGCGCCGGTCGAGAATCTGATCGCGCTCACCATGCAGTACTCGCCTAAGGTGGCGGAACCCTTGGTGCGGATGCGTGAGCTGTATGTTTTCGATAGCTCGATTTCGGACTACCGCGTCGTCACCTTGGCCGACCCCTACGTGCTCATCTACGATCGGCCGCTCGAAGGCATGTTCCTGAAAAACGACCCGCCCTTCATCCAGGTATGCCCGCTGCCGACCTCCGATTACTTCTACGGCCTCTCCGAAGTCGAGCGCCTGGCAAGCCTGCAGGAGCTTTTGAACCAGCGCTGGAATGACCTCACCCACATGATGGCGCTGCAGGCGCACCCGCCCAAGTCTTTTACCGGCTTTCAGGGCATCTCGGATGAGATCGGCAAGGCCTTCGATGTACCGGACGGCTCGGTGGTGGAGGCGAATCCTGGGGCCAAGGTCGAGTCTTTTGCGCCGAAGATCCCGGAGGATCTCTTTGCCGATGTGAAATACATCGAGTCGATGTTCGAGGACACCTCGGGGATTAACAACGTGATGTCGGGCAAGGGCGAGGCGGGCGTACGCTCCAGCGGGCATGCCTCTCAGTTAGCGCGCTTGGGTTCGAGCCGCGTCAAGAAGCGAGCAATGATCATAGAGGATTCCTTGGAGCAGCTCGCAACGATGTATTTGAAGCTCAAGCGCAAATACGATCCGCGCCGCTACAAGGAAGTGCCGGCTGCCGATGATACGAAGGCTCAGCAGTTCACCGCTTCGCAGTTCACCGATGACTTCATGGTCAAGGTCGATGGGCATTCCAATTCCCCGATCTTTGTTGAGGACCAGACCCAGATTGCGTTCGAGCTACTGAAGGTCGGCGCGATCACCAAGGAGCGGCTGTTGCAGTTGATCACGGTGCCGATGCGCGATCAGCTGATCCAGGATTTGAAGGAGAAGATCGAGCCCGCCGAGCGCGAGGCGCAGAAGCAGGAACGGCAGGACAAGCTATACGCGATCGATGCGAAGTCGAAAAATGGTGCACATCCGCAAAGACCGCAGTAAGCTGTCGATGGCAAATAGTGGGGGCCATACTTCGGACCTAAAAAGAGGAGATCGAGATGGCTAAACGCGGTCGTCGGCGCCACAAGCGCTGAATTGAAGGCCCCTTAACCGGGGCCTTTCTTTTGCTATGCTGTCACTCACCTACCACCCCTCAAGGTGGGTTAGGCGCCGCAAGGTGGGTGGTGCACCGCTTACCTAGCCGTCCGGGCACCGCGAGTCCAAAGGGCTGTGACACGGCCAGCCACGCGACCCGGACGTAAAACTACTCAATTTGACATAATGGTGTTGCAGCGCGGATGATTGCGCGCACATGGGTGCGTCGCCAGAAGTCATGCAGGCCAACATGCCGCCTCCCCGGCCGGCGCGGCCTCCTGTACCCGCCCCCGCTCCCGAACAAGGCCCCTCCGCCGCCGGCATGATGAACCCGACGCAGCCGAAAGGTGCGCAGGAGAGGGCCAAAGTCGACGTACTACTCGCGGTCCATCAGCTCGAAATCGCGCTCCCTCCCTGGGGCTCGACCTCACCTGAAGGCAAGGCGATCTTGAAGGCCATCACCGCCTTAGGGAAAGCCTTTGGTAAGCAGGAGGGCTCGACTGAAGAGCTTGAGCCTGCTGCCAAGAAGCAATTGATCGGTGATCTCGCGGGACCCGGTGCGCCGCCAAAGCCACCCCAGGGTCCACCCCAAGGCGCTCCTCCTGGCGGCCCGCCAGGTATGGGCGCACCACCTGGAGCTTGAACCATGCCTGGCACGAAGCTTTTCAATCCGCACGAAGTCCCGATTCGCGACCCGCAATCGAACGTGATCGATGATGGGTTGATCGTGAACCCACCGCGCTACGCCGAATTCGGTGGCCTCTCAGGGTCCTCGAAGACCTTCCGCAACAAGATGACCATCAGGAAACCTGCGGCCACCATCCGCAAGGTGCCGGTGAGCTAACGTGAGCGAAGATACCGAAGAGGCCCGGCAGGCCGCGGCATTTCGTAAGCTGATCAACCATCCTGAGATCGGGATGGACATCAAGCGCAAGTATAAGCAGATCACACCGGACGCGCGCTTCCCGGATCTTGAGATTGAGGATCGGCTCGCCGAGAACAACAAGACGTGGCAGGCAAGGCTCGATGCCCAGGAAGCGGAGCTGCGTGAGGATCGCATCGAGCGGCAGCGTGCCAAGAATCACAAGTTCGTGCGCGATGAAGGGTTTGAGCCAGACGCGATCGAGAAGGTGATGACGGAGGAGAAGATCGCCTCTTACGAGACGGCGGTGAAGTTCGTCAGGGCTCAGAACGCCGCCACCTCACCGACGCCTGGCAGCTACACGCCGATCAGGATGCCGGAGGCGACCTCGGATCTACGCAAGCATCCTATCAAGTGGGCGCAGGACACGGCTCACAAAGCGCTCGATGAGCTGCGTGCACGGAGGCAAGCATAACGTGGAAGCCGCGACTTACCAGCCAGGCCGTAGCCCACTCGTCGAGGTCCTCGACGCGCGAGCCTTTTGGGTGACGCGAGATCCACAGTTCGAGATTTTCATCCCGATTATCGTCGCGCTTGCCGTTTTTGTGATGGACAGTTTCAAACGACTTCAACTGGCGGCCGAGTCGCTTCTCCATCACCTCGCGATGCTCGAAGGATTGTTTATGCCTACGCGTCGTGCAGCGGTACCCATTCTTGTCCAGGTAGTAGGTACGTTGCGATTCATGCTGGCACTTTTCGCTGCAGTAAGTGCGGACATCGAATCCCATCGAACGCCCTCTCCAAAAGAGTCGGCGTCTCTCAAAAGTTCCTTTGCACTGCTGACATACGAAGGTCGGCAGGATTTTGCGTCTAAGTGCCATGTAACTCATCCTATGTTCGGTACAGGGGATGGTAGCGGGGGCTACGTGGGAGGTCAAGTCTAACCGCTTATTTTAGGAGAGCTTTGTGCCAATTTTAGGGACGGGCATAATTCCGTCAGGAAATATCGGGGCGGAACTTACGTACATAACCAGGCGCGCCTTCATCCCGAAGATGGTGGTGCAGATTTATAACACCTCGCCCATGTTCGCGGCGCTCTTGGCGAACGCGCAGATGGCATCCGGTGGTGTCTCTTCGGTGACTGTCCCTGTGCAAGGCCAGGCGTATGTCAACTCACAGTGGTCTGACTACTCCGGTTCCTTCAATCAGCCGATCGCGCAGCAAGGCACCTTCGTCGCTGAGTTCAACTTGAAGTCGCTGATCACCCCGATCCCCTTCCTCGGGATGGAAGGTGCGGTGCAGCTCGATCACGCGGTGATCCCGCTGATCGAGGCGCGCATGAACGATGCCACCAATAACATGGCAGACGCGTTCGCAACCGCACTCTACAACAACTACACCGTTGCGAACCAGCTGATCGGCTTCCCCGGCGCCATCGATGACTCGACCAACCTACCCACCTACGGCAACGTCAATCGCATCGCGAACAGCTGGTGGAAGTCGACCAGATATGCAGCGGCGGGCGGCACCTTCACGCGTTTACAGGCGCTGCAGTGGATTGCCGGTACCAACAAGTACGGCGCCGAGATGCCGACCATGGGCGTGTGCGGCTTCGGCACCTGGCTGGTACTCGCGCAGAACGTGCAGGGCCTTGAGTCCTACCAGATACAGCCGGGTCAGGGCTTTGACTCGGATGCGGATCGGCCGCGCTCAGGCTTCAGGGCGATCGATGTCGGCGGGGTGCCAATCTACGGAGACCCATACTGCCCCGAGGGCATCCTCTACCTGATCAACACGAATTACTTGAACTTGTACGTGCACGATCAGGCGAGCTTCGCCTTCTCCGGCTTCGAGTCGCTGCTCTCGAATTACCAGCTGGGATACATCGGCATCGTGCTGACCTTGGCTGAGCTGGTGGTCACTAAGCCTAAGACGGCAACGGTGGTGTCATCCATCACGCCGGTTGCGATTTAACGGAGCGCACACATGTCAGACCTTAAAATTGCACTCCCAGGCACTGTCTACTTCCCCGAGCTGAGCACTTCCCAGTTCGCGATTTTGGCCTCGGTGAACGCCTGGACCTTCTCGGCGGCGAACAATATCGCGACCATCACCACGACCTCGGCGCACGGCCTCACCTTTAATCCGGCCGCCGGTACGCTCGCGAATTTCTTCGTCACCTTCGCCGGTAACATCACCGCGCAAACGGGTGTCGGTACGCTGATCGGCAACACCTTTAGGATCTTGACGATCCCCTCGACCACGACCTTCACGATCTACACCACGGTGACGGCGGCTACTGCTGCGACCACGGCCGCGATCACGCCGGTCTTTATCCCGGCTTTCCAGGTCCAGCCGGTGTCTGGCTTTGCGAGCGGTCTGCAGTTGGGTACGCCTGCGGTCAACTACCCTGGACAGATCGCTGGTTCGGCGAACTGCAACTTCACCTTGGGCGCGAACT